ATGTTAAGAGAGATTCGAGATACAAAATGGGTAAGATTTATCATAAATATCCTAGATATGTAGGTATTACAAATCACGGATCTTCTCCTACTCATTCTTCTGCTGGTAATGGTGTTGTTTTAAGTCCTAGTGATATTGTTGCTGGTTCTTTATTTGTTAATTATCGGATTTATCATGCGTTAGAAGAAGATGCGTGGATAGATAGTTCAATAACAGAAGTTGATCCAACAAAGAAATGGAATAAATTTTCACCTTGGGGTTCATCAGATGCAAAATCTGTTGCAGATACAACTAGAGAAAATGTTGATGATGCAATGGCTTTAGGAGAACAATATATGGTTGGTTCAACTTTAATGACTGTAACTGAGGAAGATAATGGGAACAGATGGGTTCCTGGTAATCAAGGTTTTCAAAAAGCAATTAAATTAGAAGCTGATGAGCCTGGTTATTTGGAATTTAGAAATACAGATCAAACACAATTACCTTATAAATCTTTAGTTGTCCAAAAAGTAGAACTTGCAACTTTTTCAAATGCAAGAAAATGTGATATTACACAAATAGGCTTAAAAAGTAAGGTTTGGAGAAAGATAAATGGTTTTCCTAATGTTAATGAAATGCCTTCTCAAGAACGTATTAGAAGTTATGAAGATAAGAATGGTTCAATTCAATTAGGTGCTGTTAGTAAATATGTTAAGCGTTTAAGTTTTTTCAAAGTACAAGCAAAAAGATTAAATTCTGGAGATAAATTTGCAGATATAAGTAGTACAGTTATTTGTATAAAAGGCTCTTCTCCTATTGCTCAATATAATTCAATTAATATTAAACATTTAAATCCTAGTCAATATGAGTTTAGATTTTTACCTGTTGCTGGAAATGTAGTCTTAAATCATTATTCTGGTATTGTTCATGTTTTAGATTACACAGCTCAAGTAAGAAGAGATACAAATTATAATTTAGGGTTGCAAATTTCATACCATGCCAAAGTTGAATCTTTGCCTTCAAATATAGATGAAGGAAATGAATTTACTAATAATCCTGAATGGGACAGAGGAGGATTAGGTGTTGCTTTAGATGATGATGGAGTAGCTCTTCCTATTACTGGCCCTGTTAGTCAGTTATACCCTACTGAATCAGGAACTATCCCTGTTGATGAGGATTTAACTTATGCCTATATTTCTGGAGCGTTTATACCTGACAATTCGACTACTTATACAGGTATCGGAACGAATAACCAGCAAGGGACATGGACAAACGTAACTAATTACAATTTCAAAGGAACTCCTGCAAATGATGAGAACGGAGTCGCTGGTAATTCATATTACAGTCCACAAAAAGGAATTGTCGCTACATCTGTACCTGTAAATGCAACAACAACAAGGTGGTATTTCAGCTTTGGAGGTACTTTAATTAGTGGACAACAAGTTTATTATGATCGACCAACAGGATATAAGCCTTATAGAGATAATGATTGGACAGACCCTATAGAAGAAGTTGATAGTAATGGAGATGGAACAGGTATATGGCATAGATTTAGAGTTGCAAGAAACCCTTCTTCTTTAGGAGGAGCAGAGGATTGGAGGAAGGCTGGATCGTCTGCTGGTAGTAATCTTTTTGCAATTGCTGTTCAGAGATCAAATAAAGTTCCTTCAATAACAGTTACTACAACTACAAGAACAACAACAACAACAAAAGGTAGTGGAACAGGTTTAACAGTTAACGTAAAGAAAACAACTGATGGAACTGATACGTTTAAAGAGTACACAATATTTACAGCAGGTACAGGCTATCAAGATCAAGACACGGTGACTGTTGATAGTGAATCTCCTTCTGTAACTTTAAGAATTACAATAGTTCCACCAGTAATAGAAGCTCCAGATACAGATACTCATAGTGATTGGAGAATGGATGGAGGAGATGGAACGGCTGATTTCTATACAAATTATTGGTCAATTGTTAGACATAATCCAAATAATGCCATAGCTGATTATTTCTTGTTTGATTCAGAATCTTCAAGCCATGAAAATGGCCCTGAACATGAATTAACTTATGTTAATGAGATTGTTCATGCAGGTAATAGTAGTAATCCACAAATTAATTATGAGAAATTAGCAATAGCTGGTATTCGTGTTGGAGCGACAAATACGTTAAGTAGTTTTAATTCTTTTTCTGCCTTTATAAAAGAAGGAATAATGGTAGATCGTTTAATTCCAGATCATAATTACATTTCTGGAACAGGTTATTTAACTAGAAATTCTTTAATTGCTTCTTCTGATAATTTTGTAGAGATAGCACATGATTTATTAACAAATACATCTTACGGAGCTGGAGATGTTGTAGGGCATGATGGTGTAGATCGTGCCAGCATGATTGAAGGGGCTAGATATTGTAGAGCTAATGGATTCTTTTGGAACGGAATTATTGATAATAAATTTAATTTAAGAGAATTTATATTTGAAAATGCTGCTTATAACTTCTTAGATTTTTCAATATTAGGTGGTCGTTTTAGCCTAAGACCAAGTTTCCCTATCAAAGATGATTATCAGATTGATTACGAAGCAACTATTGATAACAAAGGAATTAATGTAAAAGCTTTATTTACTGATGGAAATATGAAAGATATAAAAGTTACTTTCTTAACTCCAGAAGAAAGAAAAATGTTTAAAGCAACTGTTATACATAGAAAAGATGATAAAAACAGTAAAGGATTAGCTGGTTTTCCAGAAAATGTTGCAAAAACCTATGCTTACAATCCTACGGGTGAAGATGGGTCAACTTTTTATCCAAAAGCAGAACAATTGCCAGAGGAAGTCTTTGATTTAAGTAATTGGTGTACAAGTGATTCTCATGCAAAATTATTTGCTGCTATTGCTTTGTCAATCAGGAAAGAAGTAGATCATGGAATTGTTTTTGATACTCCTCCAAGTTCAGTATTTGGATTACTTGCTGGAGACTATATTCGAGTATTAACAGAAGTAACTCATACAAGCAGATTTAATAATGGAAGTATTGATGAAGAGGGAGTTGTTGTTTCAAGATCAGATATTAGTGGTTCAATCAATACTTATTGTTGGACACCAGGAACTTTAGGAGGGATAGAAGAAAAAACTTTTTCTGTAGGTAGTGACGGTAAGAACTCACTTGGTTTAACTAATAAATTATTTGCTCAAGTTGATAGCACAACTGAAGATAGGATTTATAAAGTTGAATCTATTACCTATGGTGAGGAAGGATTCATCCAAATAGCGGCTAGTCATGTACCTTTAATTGGATCAAGGTTGGCAGTTCTTTATCATGCAAATCCCAACTCTGCTGTTAATGGGGTTGATTACCTTACACGTTTCCCTGAATTAAGAGGACTTTAAATGGCATCTTTTCCTACTACCGTCCCAACTCCTACTTCAAGAAGTTATAGCCCTGGAACGTATCCACAGACAGAATTTGAAGCTCAAAATGGCGTTAAGACTGTTATTCGTTATGGAAAAAACAGAACAAGTGCAACTTTGACATTAGGTTTTAGCAATATTACAGATGTTCAAGCTGCAAGTATTCTTTCTAATTACGAAGCTGTTAATTCAATTTGGGATGAAGTGACTTTTGATGGAACGAATGTAATAGAAGGGGCAACGACTTCACTTCAAACATATTTTAAAGAAGGATCTCCTTTAAAATGGAGATATTCTGGGCCTCCAAAAGTAACAAGTGTTTTCCCAGGAATCAGTAATGTTAGCTGTAGTTTTGTTGCTTGCTTGGATGCACCCATATAATAAAAGCAATGTTTTAATTTAAGGTCGTGGGTTTTTATTCAGGCAGAGATGGAGAACTGTATGTTGCTGGTACGAAAGCAGCAAAAGTTCAGTCATGGTCTTTCTCTAGCTCAATGGCGGTATTGGAAACGACCTC